GGCTGCCGCAAGCGCCTGGCCGATTGCGTGGCGTGGGGCAACGTGGCGCGCTTCGGCGGCTTTCCACACGTGCCGACCTCCACCACCTACACCAAGGTGGGCACCGCCTCATGACCGCCGCAGCCCTGATCGCGGCCGCCCGCGCCTGCCTCGACACCCCCTTCCATCACCAGGGCCGCCAGCCCGGCGTCGGGCTGGATTGCGCCGGCCTGCTGGTGGTGGCGCTGCGCGCCGTCGGCCTGGAGCCGCTGGACCGTACCGATTACGGCCGCCTCCCCCATGGCGGCGCACTGGAGGCCATGCTCGACGCCCAGCCGCTGCTGCGGCGCGTGCCGCTCCACGATCTGCGCCCCGCCGACATCCTGGTAATGAACATGGGGCGCGGGCCGCAGCACCTCGCCATGCATACCGGCGACAACATCATTCATGCCTACGAGGACGCTGGGCGGGTGGTGGAGCATCGTCTCGACACTCGCTGGCGCCGGCGCATCGTGCGCGTGTATCGGCTCGCGGAGCTGTCCCAATGAGCACCGCCGGGCAGGGCGTCGGCGGCATCGTCGGGGCGATTGCGGGCGCCCTCCTCGGCGGCCCGACGGGCGCCCTCTACGGCGCTCAGATCGGCATGACCGTGGGCGGGCTCCTCGATCCGCCCAAGGGCCCCAGCCAGCACGGCCCCAGCCCGGACCAACTGCGCCTCACCACCTCCACCTACGGCGCCAACATCCCGCGCGTCTACGGCACCTGCCCGGTGGCTGGAAACGTGGTGTGGCTGGAGGGCGACAAGTATCGCGTCAAGAAAAAGAAGAGCGGCGGCAAGGGCGGCGGATCGGTCACCACCTATAAGATCTTCGCCACCTTCGCCGTCGTGCTGTGCGAGGGCCCCATCGTCGGCCTCCGCCGCCTGTGGCTGGGCAGCGAGCTGGTCTATGACGGGGCCGCCGCGACCGCCTCGGGCGTCATCAAGTCCGGCAAGAGCAAGAGCACCTGGAAGCTGTACACCGGCACCGACACCCAGCAGCCGGACCCGCGCTACCAGGCCGACAAGGGCGTCAATGCCGCCAGCGGCTGGCCCGGCCTGGCCTACCTCGTGTTCTACGATCTGCCGCTGGAGAAGTGGCAGAACACCCTGGCGGGGGTGCAGATCAAGGCCGAGGTGGTGGCGTCGGGAAGTGTGAGCGAAACCTATCAATCCAGATCGCAGGATTATAGCCAGCCGCACAATAATCCGTCCTTTCCAGCAAAACCCTATTATGTGGGACAGGATGCGGTTATTTTCTATTCGCCGCAGTGGAAAAGCGATTACCCCGCGTCATCGGCATATGATGTGTACTCAATCTATCCAGATGGTCCTGTATTCGTATCTAGCGTCATAGTCCCTGGAACTGACGTTCCACCCAATGCAAAGCTGTCATCATCTGACGAATATCTATATTCGGAATCTCAGGTGTTCATTGGTAACGGCTCATTCAATGGACCCAACGGATATATTGCAGAAATGCATGGAATGTATGCTGGTATCAGCACGTTCAATCCAGCGGGACAATCCGTCAGGACCATTTATGCAAAAGATGAGCTAACGGGCGTTCAATTTACGGTGACCGCCAACGCTGACGATCATTCCGTAACAACTGACGGGGATTATATCTACGTGGTGGGAAACACCGCCACGCGCCGTTATGACAAATTACTCAACCTGCTGACAAGTGGGTTAGGTCTGTCTGGATATATAGGCACTTCACGTGCCACAATTTCGGACAACGGAGAATTATGGTGCATGCCGACAGCGAGTAGCGGTGGTGCTTCGTCGTTATATAAATTTTCGAATGATCTGGCGATAGCAACATTGGAAAGAACGGTGCAGACCGTAAGCAGTTATTACGCCACGGAATTTTCCGTGTTCGGCGATACGGTCATCTGCGCGGGCGCGACGCCGCAGCCCAAACAATTGGTTGTAATTTTTAACTGGAAATCCATCGCCTCCGCATCGCCAACGCTTGCATCCATCGTCCAAGCCGAATGCCTGCAATCCAATCTGCTGACATCTTCCGACCTGGACGTGACCGGCCTGGCCGCCGACAGTGTGCGCGGTTTCCGCGTCTCCGATACCGCCCCCATCCGCGCCAGCCTCGAGCCGCTCTCCATGATCTGGCCCTTCGACTGCCGCATGCACGGCTACAAGCTCCAGTTCGTGCGCCGCGGCGGCGCCAGCGTGGCGAGCGTCCCGGCCGCCGATCTGGATGCGCGCATGGAGGAGGCCGATCCTGGGCCGCTGCTCACCCTCCCGCGCGACATGGATACACAGTTGCCGCAAAAGGTGGTGCTGGGCTTCCTCGACGTCGACCGCGAATACGACCGCGGCGAGCAGGAGTCGGCCCGCTACAACACCGACGCCCGCAACATTGCCGAGCCCGAGGTGGCGGTGGTGCTCAACGCCCAGGAAGGCAAGCGCGCCAGCGAAGTGCTGCTCTACAACTACTGGCGCGAGCGCGGCGCGGACATCACCTTCAGCCTGCCGCCGTCCTATCTCCACCTCGAGCCCGCCGACGTGCTGACCGTCACGGCGCCCGATGGCGCCATCCACGTGCTGCGCCTCACCAATGTCAACACCACCCCGGCCGGCATCCAGGAATGCACTGCGCGGCGCGACCAGCCCGGCGGCTACACCTCCTCCGCCGTGGCCGATACTGGCGCTCACACCGGCGCCGGCCTGATCGTCTATGGGCCGACCCTCGACGCCCTCCTGGACATCCCGGCCCTCACCGCCGACGGTAACAGCCCCGGCTTCTATGCCGCCGCCTGCGGGGTGATGCCGACCTGGCCCGGGGCACTGCTGTATGCCTCCTATTCCGATGGCCAGGATTGGGAGGATGTCGCCACTTGGGACGCCGATTCATTCATCGGCACCGTGGCAACGTCCTTGGGCGCGGCCACCTGCTTCGACCGCGTGGATGCCGCCGGCACGCTGACCGTCAGCCCCTACTCCGGCACCCTGGCCAGCGTCACCGAGGCGCAAATGCTCGCCGGCGCCAATCACTTCGCCTATGGGACGCATGGCCGCTGGGAAATCCTCGCCGCCCGCACGGTGACCCTCAACGGCGACGGAACCTACACCCTGCAGGATTTCCTGCGCGGGCGCCTCGGCACCGAGCAATACGCCGGCACCCACCAGGCCGCCGATCGGCTGGTGCAACTCACCACCGCCGAGACGCTGTTCGTAAGCCGCAGCTCGGCGCAGATCGGCCTCGCCGCCCTGTTCCGCCCGGTCACCGTCGACGCGGATTTCGACGAGGTCGCCGACGAGGCCTTCACTTACACCGGAGTCAATCTCAAGCCGCTCTCACCGGCATACCTCAACGGCAACCGTCACCCCACCACCAACGACTGGACCCTCACCTGGCTCCGCCGCGCGCGCATCAATACCGAATGGCGCGACTATGTCGATGTGGCCCTGGACGAAGCCAGCGAGGCCTACGAGGTGGAGATCTGGACCAGCGGCTATGGCAGCTTGAAGCGCACCCTCACCGGGCTGACCAGCGCCACCGCCACCTATTCGTCCGCCAATCAAGTGGCCGACTTCGGCAGCAACCAGGCCACCCTCTACCTCAAGATTTACCAGCTCAGCGCCAGCGTCGGCCGCGGCTACCCCCTCACCACCTCCATTACGAGATAACCATGGCGGACAGCACCACCAACCTCGTCACCATCGGCAGCAGCGATTCCGGCAAGGAAATCAAGATGAACGGCCTGATGGACGCCGCCAGCAAGGCCGCCGACTTCGGCCGCCGCTGGACGGCATCCTCCGGCCTCACCTGGGGCTATTTCGGCCCGCAGCGCTGGTACATCAACGCCACCCCAACCGCCGGGGCCAACGGCACGGTCAGCCTCACCGCCTCGAGCACGCGCTACGTCTCCGCCTCCCGGGCGCTGGCGGTGACGGAGGCGGCCACTGCCTTCGCCGCCGACAAGCTGGCGCTCTACAAGGCCGTCACCGGCGCCAGCACGGTCAGCAGCTACGAGGACCACCGCGACCCCCATCACACCAACCGCTTCCTCTACGGGCGCTTCACCCTGGCCATGGCCGACGCCAACAAAACCCTGAGCTATGAGCAGGCCATGTGCGAGAGCATGGAACTCACCGGGGCCCTGACGGCCCTGCGCGACGTGGTGGTACCGCTGGTGCCGCGGGATTACAAAGTTTTCGCCAACGTCACGGGCGGCTTCGGCGTGCGCATCATCGGGGCGAGCGGAACCGGCATCACCATCGCCGACGGCAAGCGCGCCATCGTGGAATGCGATGGGACCAATGTGGTGCGGGTGACCGCGGACGTATGACCGATCCGGCCGGCGCCCCGCTCGCCCTCACCGCCTCCGGCCTCACCGTGCTGGGGGTATCGACCGGCATCGCCCCGGAACTGCTGTTCACCGGCCTGGCCGGCGGCTGGTGGGCGCTCTCCTACATCACCGAGCCGCTGCCGCTGCGCCGCCGCCTCACCATCGCCGCGGTCTCCGCCCTGGCCGGCGCCTGGGGCGGGGCCTGGGCCGCGCCGCTCCTCGCCGCCGGCGCCGCCCACTTCATCGCTTGGTGGCCGGCCGAGGCCGGCGGCATGTCGCTGCGCTACGTCGTGGCCCTGGTGCTGGGGCTGCTGTCGCATCGCCACATCGGCCCGCTGCTGATGCGCCGCGCCGAAGCCCTGGACCGGGAGCAGCAGCCATGATGGCCCTCATCCTCCAGATCGCCACCGCCCTGGCCTGCGCCGTGGTGGTGA